ACACTGGCGTGCGTATTTCAACCCACGCTGTTGAATGGCAGATTCAGCAGTATGCCGACATGTCGGACGCTATTGCCTACACATACCAACAAGATGGCCACAGCTTCTATGTACTGGTTTTCCCTAGCGCTAACACCACTTGGGTTTATGACGCGGCCACACAAGCCTGGCATGAGCGTGCCGGCTTTGTTGACGGCTACTTTACGCGTCACCGTAGTAACTGCCAAATGGCGTTTAACAACAAGATTGTTGTTGGCGACTTTGAAAACGGCAACATTTACTCGTTTGATTTAAATGACTTTAGCGACAATGGTAGTATCCAAAAGTGGTTGCGCTCTTGGCGTGCGCTGCCTACTGGCCAAAATAATCTGCACCGTACAGCCCAGCACATGATGCAGCTCGATTGCGAGTCTGGCGTGGGCATCAATTTAGGCCAAGGCGAAGACCCTCAAGTCATGTTGCGCTTCTCAGATGATGGCGGTCACACATGGTCAAACGAACATTGGGCATCTATGGGCAAGATAGGCCAATATTACAAGCGCGTAATCTGGCGGCGTCTTGGCATGACCACTAAGTTGCGTGACCGAGTTTATGAAATATCTGGCACTGATCCTGTGAAGATTGCAATCATGGGCGCAGAACTTATTCTGAGTCCAACAAATGCCTAGCCCTAACGCTACGCCGACGCCGATCACGCCGCCACGGGTGCCGCTGATCGACCCGCGCACGGGTCTGATTGATCGTGCTTGGTATTTGTTCTTTTTGTCGCTTAATCAAATTGCCACGGGCGTTGTTGACAATGTTAATCTTGGCACTGATTCAATATCTTTAATTGCGGCGTACGATCAGGCATTGCAAACGCTGACGCAAGAAGTTGAAACTCTGCCACCAGTAGTTACCCTAATAGCGCCTGACGTGTTGGGCGATTGCTGCTCAGCCTTAGTGTCTCAGCTGGCTGAAATGCAAAAGCAAGTTGAGGCTTTGCAAGTCCAACCGATTGTTGACACCGCCGCTATTACTGCGGCGATTAACGCCGCATCATCAGCACCAGTCACCAAGACTGCTGATTTTACGGTAGCTGACAATGAGACTTGGCTAATCAACAACAAGTCTGGCTCGACTTGTACTGTGACTTTGCCAGCGGCCGGTGCTTGGTCAGGCCGTCAGCTTACGTTTAAAAACTTGCAAGCCCAGACCTTGGTGTCAGCTTCAAGTAATGTTGCGCCGATTGACAGCACGACTGCTGGCACTGCAATTCTCTTGGCAGTTGCGGGAAATTGGGCGACAATGGTGTCTGACGGCACAAACTGGATCATTATGCAACAGGCCGCTAATAACTGCCTCTTATTGGAGTAAACCATGACAGTCACCGTAAAAGTTCTTGTACCAGCAAAGTATGCCGAAAACGCCCAAACAACCCAGTACACAGCGACTGGCGTTACGGCCATCATCGACAAGTTCACCGCAACCAACATTAGCGGCTCTGCCGCCACAATCAGCGTGAACTTGGTTACAGTGTCTGGTTCTGCCGGTAATACCAACTTGATCACCAAGACCAAAACCTTGCAGGCATCTGAGGTCTACACATTCCCTGAATTGGTTGGCCAAGTGCTTGGCTCTGGCGACTTTATCAGTACAATCGCAGGCACAGCCAGCGCAATCAATATCCGCGTTTCTGGACGCGAGGTGACTTAATGATCGACCACCACTTTAGTGCAGGTGTATACGCCAAGGAAACACGTATTCCTGCGGGGCATGTTCTTGTGCAACATAAGCACAAGTTTGATCATCTGTCGATCCTTGCCAGTGGTTCAATTGAATTGATGGTTGATGACGAGCGCAAAATTATTAACGCGCCAGCATGTATAACTATTGAAGCAAATAAACATCATGGCGTAAAATCGCTTACCGATGTTGTGTGGTATTGTATTCACGCCACAGATTGCACAGATACAGACGAAATTGATGAAGTGTTAATAGTGGCGGGCGATGAAACGCAAGCCCGTGAACTGGCCCAGTGCCTTCAGGAGTAAATTATGCCATGGTCGTTTATTATCCCAGCCGCCGTTAGTTTATTTGGGGCTAACAAACAAGCAAGCGCTGCGCAAAGCGCTGCTAATACAACTGCGGCTGCCACTGATCAAGCCACGCAACTTCAGCGTGAAATGTTTCAACAGCAACAGCAAAACCAAGCGCCTTGGTTGCGCGCTGGTGAACAAGCGTTAAATAAATTAATTCCAATGACAGACTATACAAAGTTTGGCATGGATCAGTTTACACAAGACCCAGGTTATGCGTTCCGTTTGTCCGAAGGTCAAAAAGCATTGGATCGTCAAGCCGCTGCCCGTGGTGGTTTGATTTCTGGTGGGGCGTTAAAAGCGGCGGCACGTTATGGCCAAGAAATGGGTTCGCAAGAATATCAAAACGCATTCAATCGCTATCAGACCGAACGCAATGCCATGTTAAATCCTTTGCAGTCATTGGCAGGCGTCGGTCAAACCGCCGCAAATACGTTAGGTCAAGCTGGTCAAAATTATGCGTCCAATGTTGGTAACGCATTAGTTAATCAAGGCGTTAATGCAGGCAATGCCGGTATGGTGGGCGCTAATGCTTGGAACAGTGCTTTGTCAGGTATTGGTACAGCGTATGGCAGAAATCCTGTCAGCTTTAGCAGTCTGTACGGCGGAAATAGTTCGGGCGGATTTACCGATGTCGGCGGATTGGGCGCGGCTTCTGCACCATATACATACGGGTGATCAACTATGGCACAACTTAATTTTGGCCTTTTAAATCAAAACGCGCCTGCTGAAATTGCAGGCAGTGTTCAGCGCGGTCAAGAAGACGCCATGCGCGCGCAGATGGCGCAGCAACAATTAAAAACTGGCGCTTTGCAACAAGAATCCGCGCAGATGCAACTTGAGCAAGCCAAGCGCGAACGCGAAGCACTAGCCAATATGCAAGCAAAATTTGTCGCCAACGGCAAATCACCTGACATGCGTTCCAACTTTCAAGAGATGGTGCAATCGGGCATCCCTCATTTTATGGACATTGGCATCAAGGGTATGCAAGCCCTTGATCGTCAAGACCGCGTAGCCGCTATTCTTGGCGGCGGCGCGCCTACTGGAATGCCTAGCGCAGCGCCTACTGGAATGCCTACGCCAGCCGCCGCGCCTGCGCAGTCTATGATGCGTCAACCAGCGCCTATGCCAACTGAAAATGCGTTGGGTACCGGAACTTATGGAATGGCTCCTACCGCGCCAGTCAATGCTTTAGCTGCTACAACTAACGCGTACAAACCTACATTGCCCCGCAACGCCTTAGCACTCCCACAAGGCGAACAAGCAGCAATGGAAAATGAATATAAGATCATTGAACAGTTGCACATGGCTGGCGAACATGAGTTGGCTAAATCACGTGAGCAGCGTTTGAAATTGAAATCTGAAACAACTTCGCCGCTTAATAAATTGATTGTTGAGCGTAATGCTTTGCCTGAAGGCGATCCAATGCGTAAAATTTACGACGCGCGGATTTTGAAAGAAGCAACACACGCGCCGCCCGTCAGTGTTTCTATGACGCAAGAAAAAGCAGAGTCTGCCGACTACGGTAAATTCTTGGTTGAACAGTTTAAAAACGTAACTAAATCTGCGGATCTTGCCCAAAAATCAATGCCTTCAATTGAAAGCAATTTGAATATTTTGGATAAAGGTTTTGATACTGGTTTTGGTACTGAAACTAAAGCCGCAGGCGCTAAAGTTCTTGGCGCGTTGGGCGTTAAAGACGCGGAAAAATATGCTACAGATTCGCAGTCTTTCTTGTCCAACGCTAATGCCGCAGTGTTGCAAAAACAGCTTGAACAAAAAGGCCCTCAGACTGAAGCTGATGCTCAACGTATTACGCAAACTGGCGCTCAATTGGGCAATACTAAAGACGCCAATAAGTTTGTCCTTAACGTGGCTAAAGCACAACTTCAACGCGACATTGACCAACGCAACTTTTACGCTGACTGGCGCAAAACTAATAGAACGCTTGATGGGGCGGAAGATGCTTGGAATGCAGGCCCTGGTAGCAAATCGTTATTTGAGCGCCCAGAGCTTAGAAAATATACTGCTCCAACTAAAGCAAATGTTAATCCTGCTTCAACCACTACTCGGCCTCCGTTAGAGTCTATTTTTAAACCTAGATAACCGGAGACGTGCATGGCCGACCAATTCCGCGATCAAATTAATACTGCTCGTCGTGCTGGCTACAGCGATGACGAACTTATTGGATATTTAAAAGACAAAGACCCACGAATTAGCACGGCGCTTGAAAGTGGTTATCAACCTACTGAAATTCTTCAGTTTATTGCCCCCAAACTGTCAATGGGCGAAGAAGCCGTACGCAAGACCGGCGTGGCTATTCGCGGGCTTAATGAAGCGTTAGCACCTGCGGCAGCAGGCGCAACTGCTGGTTTTATGATGGGCGGCCCAGTAGGCGCAGGTGTTGGTGCTTTGGCTGGCGGATTAGCCGTACCTGCTACCGATGTATTAGTACAAGGTTACAACAAACTTACAGGTAATAATGTTCGATTGCCTTCGCAAGTTATTTCAGAAATGCTTCCAGGCCCCCGTGCTGAAACTCCCGTTGAGCGCGTAGTACAAGGAAGCGCTGGCGCTTTAGGTGGAACTGGCGGCTCTGTATCTGCTGGCCGATCAATCGCAAATATTGGTAAAACAGGCCAAGGTTTACCTTCATCCGTTGCGCCTGGCACATTAGCTATTGGTCAAGAAGCGGCTCGGCTTCCCGTAAGTCAAATGATCACCGCACCTGTTGCTACTGCTGCAGGCCAGACTGTTACTGAATTAACTGACAATCAATTGGCAGGTTTATTAACCGGCGTTGCTACAGGCACTGTGGCAGGCACGCGGCCAACTAAACGTGGGGCTGTACCAACAGCAGCTGAATTGGCTAGTAAATCAAAAGCCAACTATGACGTCCTTGAAAAATCAGGTTTTGAATTAGATAACGCTCAATTTAACGCGCACATGGGTGGCATGGCGGCAAAACTTCGCGCGTCTGCTGGATATGACCCACGCATCATGCCAAATGTTGAAGTAGCACTTAGCAACTTAACATCGGGCAACGCAAAGAATGTTGGTGAATTAGACACGCTTAGGACAATTATTGGCAACGCCGCAAAAAGTGGAAGCGCGCCAGAGCGAAATGCGGCTAAACAATTGTTAGATGAGTTTGACACTTATGTAACCAGCGCCCCTCCCAGCGCGGTTGTTGCGGGCGACACTAGCGCAATGAAGGCTTGGAAAGACGCGCGCGCTGATTACGCCAAAATGAAGAAAAGTGAGTTAATCACTGACATCATAGAAAACGCTGAGATTGCCAAAGGTACTAAAGAAGGCAGCATTGCATCTCAATTGATTGCATTAGCAAAGAACGATAAAAAGATGCGTTTCTTTACCGCAGAAGAACAAGATGCAATTCGTGAAGCGGCAAAGGGTGGCAAAATACAATCATTATTAAATGTAGTGGGTAAATTTTCACCCTCCACGCCAGCCGCCGCTATTTTTACCGCGGTCAATCCCTTGGGTGTATATACTGCCGCTGCAGGCATGGCGTCTAAATCATTGGCCGATCAAAGACGTATTCAACAAGCTAATGCGCTTGCTAATCGTATGCGGCTTGGTGAAACACCGCCAGTTCTTGAAAGCGTATTAGCAAACCAGCCTGTATTTTTCTCACGCGGCGCTCAAAATATGCTTGGCCCCGTGCAACAAAATCAAAACGCATTGGCACAATAATGGACACTCAAGTTTTATTCAACATCGCGGTCAGCTTGGCTGGCTTTTTGGGTGGCTGGGTGCTGAACAACATCTACCGATCACTTGAGCGTTTAGATGCTGACGTTCGGTCTATGCCTTTTAACTACGTCACCCGCGACGACTACCGCGCTGACATGCGTGAAGTTAAAGATATGCTGGCCAAGATTTTTGACAAACTTGATAACAAGGTTGACAAATGAATGCGCTGGTTTTGGCTACTGCTTATATCATTGGTTTTTTGGGCAAATGCCAAAGCACCTTGCACAATTACAGACTTTTACGCACTGAGTTGGCTGGGAAACCCCTCAGAGCGTCACCAGAGATTGTCGGAATGGCTCACCACGAATGGTGATAACTGTTCATCTGAGCAATTAGCGGGAATTTGGAATAATCTTGCGGCATGGGCAGGGGTTGCGGATAGTGCAGAGTTAAGGGCTAAAGTTCTTTATTACTACGCCAGAGCAGTTGAAAGGGAAAAGAAATGATTACCCTAGACAAATGGTACCCCTTAGTGCATCCAACGCCATACGACGCCAAATCTGTTGCTTTTGAGAAAGCCTGCAAGCGTGTTGAAATGGAATACAAGGCGGCTTTAGAATGTCACAAGCAAGTTAAGGCCACGGAAGAAATGGAAGTTGAGCTGTACAACAAACGAGGAAGACAACATACTATTGAACTTGGATCGTTTGACGATACTAGGCGGTTTAGAATTTTTGTATGAGGTTTTAAATGGAAGATTTAAAGGGAAAACTTACATTTGCAGTGACTCTTATGGTTAGCGCCACGCTCTGCATTTGCATACTTGGTATGGTGGGCGCTTTCATACTTGGCTTGTGGGCTAAAGAAGTTGACAACGCCGAGATTTTTGCTTTGCTCAGTCCAGCTTTTCAAACCATCATCGGTGGATTTATTGGATTATTGGCTGGCGTAAAACTATCACATGATGAGGTTACAAATGTTCGGACTTGACGCGCTCTTAGGCATC